TAAGTCAGAATGTAAAAAGAAAAATTACTTTCAACAATTATGTGCTTATGGTCAAATGTGGGAATACTGCACAGGTCAGAAGATAGAACAAGGTGTTAATCTTATAATATCATGGGATGGTAAGGTAAGACCATACATAGTTAAACTAGCAGATTACGAAGAGGATCTATTAGATACTCTTATAAAGTACGAACACTTTAAAGCTTTAAATACTACATGAGAAAACTTTATATATGGTCAGGCTTCGAGAGATAAAGGACAAAAAAACAGGAGAAAAATCATTGGCAATAGATAAACGTACTGAATCTAAGGTATCTAATCCACCTAGAGTGAAACATTTAAAATATTCAAGGCACTTACCAGCTACATGTAATAATTGTCCATTTAGACCACAGGAAGAAGGGGGAAATGGAATTTGCACCGTATATGAGAAGGATGCAGTATGTGTTATAAGAACTGATATTGCAAAAATGTTTGAGAAATTTAGTGAAAGAAATGAACTTAAACTTGTTAATTTAATGGAAGCAGAGTTTGTTAGTGATTATGAGGCTATGAGATTTTATAAGGAAATGGAAAATGCAGGGGGTAAATTAGACGGTGAGGTTACTAGGCGTATGAACGCCATTACAAATTTGGGTAAAGCAATTACTGAGATAAAATCAAGAACAGTATCAGTAGAGGTAACTGAAAAGAAAACTCTAACAGATGATCAGAGACAAGAGATTGCTAGAACAATTAAATTTACCAAGGATGTGATAGAAGATTGAGTTTTAGAAACCAGCCACCAATAGAAAATATTGGTAATCCATTAGAATATGCTAGAGAATTAGTAAAGTGTGCTAATTCATGTTCTTATTTTGCACAACACTTTATGAATCTGGATGTCTTTGAGTATAACAAAAAATTCCTAGACTGTTTTGATAGATTCATTGTATATAGGACAGGGCGACAGGTAGGTAAATCAAGAAACGCAGCTATCAAGGCAATTCATTTTGGATACTTTGCACCCCTATTTGCTTCAAACCTTGATGAAGGTCAAGCCAATGTAGTTATAGCCTCACTATCTAAGGATCAGGCATATCTTATCTTTAATAAGGTTTCTAATTTTGTTCATCTATCACCTACATTATCCAAACTTATACGAAGAGAAACAAAATCAGAAATGACTGTTGAATGGTATGATGGAAGTGGAGTTACTAACTTTATTGTAAGACCTATTGGTGATACTGGTGATTCATTAAGAGGATTTACAGTACACTTCGCCATACTGGATGAGGCAGCTTATATTCCACAGGTCGTATATGATGCTTTCTTACCTAGTACAGTAACTACCAAACCTCATATATTACTAACAAGTACACCCAAAGGAAAATCGGGACAGTTCTTCAAGTCATGTATGCAATCACATACATTATATGAAAAAGGAATACCATCACCAATAAAGGGACATGAGGATAAGGAGAAATACCCTTGGACTCAATTCCATGTTACTACATTTGACAATCCATTGGCAGCTAATGATCCAGCAGTTCTTAAACTCATTAGAGGCACAAATAAGGCAGCTGAAAGGCAAGAGATTTATGGAGAGTTCCTAGACGGTGGTAACTCATTAATACCTTATAATTTGCTTCAAGAGGCACTAATACCAGTTGAGCGTATTACATTTGATTATTATGAATGTGGTATTGATACTTCTGGTAAAGGTCAAGATGAAACAGTTGTAACAATAGCGGGAGTTAGAGATGGAATATTATACCCTGTTGAATGTTATACAGAACTTACAACTGAACAACCAGCACTTGCTAGGAAGATAAAACAACTTCATAAAAACTATGGATTTAGAAGAGTATATGTTGATGAAACTGGAATGGGTGACACCTTGTTGGATCTTATAAGAGAAGTAGATGATACTATAAATGTATATGGTGTTAATTTCAAAGGAGATAAAACTGAGATATATGTTAATTTAGAAAGATTATTTGAAGAGAGACTTATAAACCTATCATTACTTGAAGAGTATCATAGGGAAAAAATGTCTGATCAATTATCATATATGTATTGGGATCATGGGAAATATAAAGATCAACAGCCTAAAGTTAGGAGTGATCACTCAGATGATTATTCAGATAGTCTAGCTCTAGTCGTAAAAGGTCAAGAAAAAGTAGATTTTATGCAAAATTTAGATGGTCTTTGGGAATCTACAGGCGAGTATATAGGCTGGTAACAACATTTAAATAGTTACTATATAAAGACTTTATATGCCTGATGATAAAAAACCTGAGGGACTTGAACAAGAGACTGATAAGTGGATCACCGTAGGCGGGAAGAAAATTAGGATTCCAGCAGGCGAGGATGGAGAAGAATTAGTCAGAGAACAATTACCTAGTGCAAGTGGACAAAAACAATCTAATACTAAGGAAGCACAAAAGTCTTATACTCAAAGATTTGGTGTAACAAGAACATTATTTAAAACTAGAGATGTAGTTCTATTTAAAGAGTACACTAAAGAAGGTGTAGTATCTGGATTATCTGGTGAGAATTTAACTATAATGTCAGATGGGAGAGTTTATAAAAGTGACAAAGATCATACATTTTTAAAGTCTGAACTTTTAGGGGAAGTCCATTGGGACACTATGACAAAAACAGACAGAATAGAACTTTTAACCAAAGCCAAAATATCAACAGGTTATAGTAATACTGATTGGTCAAATTTATCTAAAGAATTAAGAATTGCATTAAAAGAAAATGCACCACAAGGCATGACAACTGCTACAACTGGTGTGCATACTCCTATCTATAACCCAATAAATGAAGAGAAACCAGTATCACAAAGAATAGAAGAAGAAATGGAGAGACAACATAAAGAAAAAGGTGGTACTGACGTTGAAGAGAAGGGAAAAGATTAGACGTTGTAAATGCCCTTGCAATAGGGAATTACCAAGTCGTTATAAGGGTAGAGAAAAAATATTTTTTGATTCACCAGTCTGTCGTAAGATATGGCATGGTATGAGTGAAGAAGATCAAAATACTCGATTAGCAGAAATGGAAGCAACTGTTCGATAAAAAAAATAAGGCTAAGCCTTTGTATCGTATGTACTCTTCGGTTCACAATTAATAGGATGTCCTGTTTCATAAGCTTTTAATATTCTTTCAAATACAGCAGAATCACTTTCATTTCCTTTTCTTTTTTGATCTGGTTGTGCGTATTTTCTTAACCTATTTTTTTGTGACTTTAGAATACTAATGGGTGTTGAAACCAAATTAATATTAGCTGGTCGTGCCATGATATTTACAATACCCCCACATATATAAACGTTTGCTATCCCAAACATTTATATCAGAGTACATCTATCTATTTTACATGGGTAATTTCAACGATTATGCAAAATCCACAAGCGATTCCATAAGTCTGAAAGAACTCGGTGATACACCATTCACCATAGTTAGTGTAGCAGAATCTAATTATGAGGAAGCAGGCAAAGATCCAACGCCCGGTGTCAAAATCGAGACTACAGAAGAATGGGAAAGAGAAGATGGCAAAAAGGTTAGTAAAATCCATACATCAAGACGAGCTATAGTTAGCAAACTCTTAGATGCAGACTTTTTGAAAGCTCTCGAAGGTGGGGAGACATTTAAAGTTAAATGTCCAAGCGAGATGACAAAATCAAAGAAAGGTGGGAAACCTTACTTCGATTTAGTAGCAGCTGAGTAACATCTCTACACCCTTCATTTTTTTTACCATTTGGTAGATAATTTTACCATACGTTTATATTGAAGTAATTATATACAACTGTAATGACAGAAGAAACAATACTTATAAAGAAAAAACTGAAAGAAGAATGGGCTAATCTCAAAGATGATAATAAACCACCAATCGCTAGAAGAAAAGCAGCTACAAGTATAGTAGAACTTCAACATCAAATTCAAGATATAGATGCAAAGTTTGAAACTATTGACCTATCTAATACTATGTATGCAGAATTTCTACCAAAAAGTTATATTAATGTAACTAATGTATATTGGGTATCAGAACCAGATCCATTACAGGGCATATCTAGTGCTGTTAGTTTGGTAGAATCATTTGAATATGAGGCTGTTAAGATGGCAAAACGAAGATTACCTAAAGAAGCAATCGACTCTCAAAGATTTGGAATTATTGTAGGGCATTATACAAAATGTATAGAAGATGCCTTTATATTCCAAAACTCTTAATTTTTTTTTAAAACTTTATATTAGGGTAGGTTTATGGATTATCATGGAATCAAACTTTATTAATATAGACTTGGAAAATGAAAAAGATATAATTGATCTTGAAGTATTATCAGATGAACATACAGGAGATCCTAAACAAGATATTGAACTTTGGAATAGAAGAGAGGAAGCAATTTTAGATGATCCCTTAAGGTACACAGCATTTGGGGGAGATCAATTTAACAATATAATGCCTTGGGATAAACGATATAATATTGATGAGGGTGTACCAATGCCTTCATTAACTACAGAAGTAAAACAATGGAGTGATCATCATAAAGCATTATTTGAATTAAATAAACACATGATTGAAACTACTGGAACACCTAAGATTTGGTATGGACTTGCTGGTAATCACGAATATATGGATAGAACTATTGATCATGCTTGGATGACGGATTTATTTGAATCAAGAAATATTAAATATTTAGGATCAAAAGGTTGGATAGGACTTCAAATATCCTATAAGGGTAAGCCAAAAAGAAGATGGAAGTTATTTGTTGCACATGGATTTGGGGGAAGTACATCATTGGAAAAACCATTACAAGATACAAAAGTAAATAACTACGCAGATGTATTCTTAATTGGTCACTTCCATAGAAAGTTTATCTCACAAGAGATAGTATATGATTATTCATTTGCTGATAAAACATATATTTCAAAAGAGATTGTTTTGGGTAATACAGGTACATTTACAAACAGTATTCTAAGGGGTAAAGATTCTTGGTTTGAACATAGAAACAAAGGACTTCATTCTAGACCCGGCACAATTACTATTTCATTTGATGCTGATAATGGGAAGTTATCATGCCATCTTTAGATGATGATTCCATTAATGGATCAAGAGTAGATA